GCGCGACCTGCGGGTCGGTGTAGGCCTTGAAGCCGAAGTCGGTGCCGGCGGACTTGGCGGCGCCGCTGCGGACTGCGGTGAGGTCGAGGTTCTTGGCGGCGAACTCGCCGAGGGTCTTGGGGGTCTCCTCCATAGGGGTGTTCTCCTTCACGGTTCCGAGGGACTTGATGAGGTCGTCGGCTTCCTCTGCCGACTTCTTGGCGGCCTCCGCGGCCTTGAACTCGTCGATGGCGGACTGGAGGGCGACGGCGTCGTCCATGTCCTTGGCCTCGGCGAGCGCAGCCTTGGCGGCCTCGTAACGCTCGTTGATGGTCATGGGTTCTCCTAACTGTTCAAGAGCTGTTCAGCCACGTCCTTGAGCTGGGCGAGCACGTCCTCCTTGGGCTCCTCGGCGTTGGCCGCATCCGGCTCCTCCGCCTTGGCCTCGTCGGTCTCGGTGCCGTCCATCTCGTCGGCCAGCAGGCCGCGGACGGTGGTTTCGATTTCGGAGCAGAGGTCGAGCACGCGGCGCAGCTCGTCGGCGTCGGCCTTGCTGTTGCGGCGCCCGCTCTTCGCGTCGGCGTCCATGTCTGCGGTGGCGGCGGGCTCGTCCTTCTGCTCGACGGGCGCGCTCTTCACGTCGGTCACGACGGCGCGCTGGTTGGCGGGAATCTGGACGAGCGACACCTCGAAGAGGTTCATCTTGCGGAGCTCGTACGCCTCGGTGCCGTCCTCGAGCTCGACGGAGCCGCCGTCCAGCACCTCGTAGGCGAAGGAGAACTGCCACAGGCGGCCCTCCTTGACGAGCTTGCGGACGTACTGCGCCTTCTCGTTCTCCTCGTCGAACTCGGCCACGACGTAGAGGCCCTTCCCGTCCTCGTGCGCCTCGACGACCTTGCCGATGTTGAACGCGGGGTCGTCGGTGGAGTGGCCGTAGAGCAGCGGGATTGGCTTGCCGTTCTCCTCCCACGCCTTGAGCGTGTCGGCGAACGCGCCCTGCTTGATGACGTCGCCGTAGGCGTCGGGGATGCGGTCGAACGTCGCGGCGTACCCCTCGACGGTGCCCTCGGCGGGCATGGATGCCGCGCCGGGCGCGGCCTTGGTCTTGGTCATGTCTCCTCCTCTACGGGATGTCGATGATCACGGCGCACTGGCAGTTGGCGACCTCCTCGGGGCCGAGCGCGTCGGCGTCCCCGGGCCACATGGCGCCGTTGCTGAACGGCTTGTCGTACGGGACGGTCTCGCCGTTCATGGCGGCGTGCGACGGGCGCGGGTTGCCGCTCGTCACGTCCCAGGTCTTCGTCGCCCCCCTGCGCGGGGCGCACTGGCGGACGGCCTCGATGGCCGACCACGACGCGATGGCCGCGGCGAACGGGTAGCCGCTGTTGTCGGCGCGCTTGGACTCCGCCGTGTCGAACACGTCGGCGGGCGTGCGCTCCGCCTCCTCGTCGGCCACCACGTCCTCCAGCTCGCGGAGCGTGGCGTCGTTGGCCATGCACGCGCGGCGGTACGCCATCGCGTTGACGAACGCGCGGGTCTGCGGCACGGAGTAGGCGGACGCGTCCAGCCCGAGCGCGGCGAGCGCCTTGAGCGCGGCGGCCTCGCTCTGCCTGATGGCCACGGCGTTGAGGTCGTCGGTCAGCTCGCGGTTCCAACGCTCGGAGTCCCACCACGACGGGTCGCCGTCGTCGGGCACGGTCGGGTCCGCGCCGATTTTCGGAAGCACGGACTTGCGCTGGCGGGCGTAGAACGCCTTGAGCACGTCGGCGAGCTCGCGGCTCGCCTCGTCGTCGGCGGTCGCCTTGTAGCGCCTGCCCCCGTCCGCCTTGCACGCGGCGCACTGGCATGCGTGCTCGGGCTCGGCCTCCTTGAGCTCGGGGGGCGCGGCGTTGTAACGCTCGACCGTCGGGTCGGTGTCGCGCGGGGACGCGAGCCCGCCCTCGGTCACGTTGAGCGGCACGATCAGCTCGTCCGCTCCGTCGATGTGCGGCAGGTTGAACATCGCGCGCGCCTCGTCCCGCGTCATCCACGGGCCGCCGACGGCGGACTGGATGACCTGCGCACGCTCCTCGAAGCTGCCCTGCAGCTTGACGGAGAGGTCGAACTCGACGTAGTCGCCCTGCGGCTCGCCGATGCGCGGGAGCAGGATGGCGTTCACGCGGTCGACCACCTGCATGAGGGTCGGCGCGAGCGTGTCGTTGTAGAGCGCCCGCGCGTTCTCCTTGGCGGATGCGTAGGTCTGCCCGCTGCCGGGCCACACGAGCGCGGGGTTGATGTGGTAGACCGCGGCGACGTCCTCGCGCCCGAGCTTCTTGGCCTCGGACCACTCGGCGTCGTGCGCGGAGAACGGCACGGTGCGTATCTCCATGCCGTCCTCGAGGATGGGCATCGAGCCGCCCTTGCTGGCGCCCCTGCCCGCCCACGACTCGTCCCACGACTGGCGGAAACGCTCGAACTGCTCGTCCGTCCAGTCCTCGACGTCGGCGGGGCGGCGGATGTAGGCGTTGAACCTGCCGCCGTTGCGCCACATCTGCCGTCTGAAGCTGTTGGACTCGACCTGCTCGTGGAGCACGTCGGCCAGCGCCTCGACGGGCGAGCAGTGGCCGCTCACGTCGTCGGGCGAGTAGCCGTGGAACAGGATGAAGCGGTCGCGCGGCACGGCGATGCGCCTGCCCGCGGGCGTGCGGATGTAGATGCTCTCGGGCGCGAACGGGTCGGTGCCCTCGTAGCCGTCCATCCACGTCGCGGGGATGGGGCGCAGCTGCCAGCCCGACTCGGTCTCCGCGTCGGGCGCGACGATGCTCATGTGGCGGTCGTAGAGGTAGAGGTCGCTGAAGATGCGGCGCTTCATCTCGTAGGCCGTCATGTCGGGGTTGGGGCGCTCCAGGAGCAGGGCGGCGGTCGTGCCGCGCAGCCTCACGCGGTCGTTCTCGTCGTCGCGCCTGTACACCTTCCACGGTATCTGCGCCGCGTTGTCGGAGAGGTAGCCGACCACGGCGCGGAGGTTGGGCTGCGTGCGGTACAGCTCGGCGATGCTCATGTCGGCCACGGTCACGCCCCCGCCGCCTCCGCAGCGGTAGATGTAGCGCCTCGGCGCGAAGTACGCGCGGAGGCTGTCCAACAGGCCCATGCGGCCTCCTTACACTGTCCGTACGCCTCTAGTTGCGTATGCCGTCGGCTTGCGGTCTGGTGCCTCCACGGCCTGCACGGCGGTCTCGAGCCCGTGCGCCATGGTCAGCGCCACGAGCGGGGATATGTCCTCGCGGGACTTGTTGCGGTCCCACGCCCACGCGCCGTCGCCCATCGGCCTCGTCACCGCGACGTTCGCGGCGAGGTCGAGGACGGGCTGCGGCAGGTGCATGAGCCGCACGGCGTCGCTCCTGGTCTCGGGCGCCGACGCCGCGACGGCGTCCCACAGCCGCCCGCAGTAGCCTCCGAGGTCGCGCCCCTGCACCTCGACCACCTCCACGCCGTCGATAGCGGCGACGAGCTCGGCGACGGCGGAGACGGGCGCGCCCCTGCCCTGCAGGGCGACGCGGATGGGCTGCGGCCAGCCCGGGGCGCCCACGCGCTCGCGGAGCCAGTCGAGCAGCCAGCCGATGCCCTGGCGGTACTGCACGAGCTCGCCGTGCAGCAGGCCGTCGGAGCGCCTGCCGCACACGGCCACGGCGGTGGAGCCGCGGTCGGCGGATATGTCCACGCCCACGGAGAACGGGGCGTCCATCGGTATCTGCGACGCGCGGTCGTATCCGCCCTCCCACGCGCCGTCGGGGAACGGCGGCTGGATGACGGCCTCGACCCACTGGCACAGGCACTCGGTCTTGAACACGTCGGGCGGGTCGGTCGCCAGCGCGGAGCGGATGTTGCGCTCGGGGATGGTGTAGCCGAGCGACGGGTTGGCCTGCGCCCACGCCAGCGGGTCGGCGGGGTCGGCGTCGGGCTCCGCGCTCCACTCGAACCAGCCGAGCGCGGACTCGTCGTCCCCCATGGGGTCGGCGCCCTCGCCGAGCGCCTTGACGATGCCGTCGGGGTCGCCGAGCATGCGGTGGGCCTGCAGGCGGAGATGCCGCAGCACGACGGAGCTGCCGTCTCCCGCGTTGCTCATGCACCACACGAGCGCGTTCTCCCGCGCGATCGTGGTCTTGGTGAGCGCGCCCCACGCCTCCCAGTCGCGGTGCTCGCGGAGCTCGTCGAGCAGGATGAAGTCGGCGCTCTTGCCGCGCCCCGCCTTGCGGGTCGTGGCCTTGACGCGGTACTGGCGGTTGTCGGTGAGCTGCAGGCGCTTGGCTCCGTTCGTGCGCCACACGTGGTCTATCTCGGCGGCGAGGCGCGGGTCGGCCTGCGCCATCTCCACGACGGCGTTCCACGTATCCTCCGCCTGCTCCAAATCCTGCGCGGTGCCCAGCACGAGCGCCATGCCCAGGATGTAGAGCATGAACAGCGCGAGCACCATGCCGACGAACGTCTTTCCGTTCTGGCGGCCTATCTCCACGACCACGGTGCGGTAGCGGAAACGCCACTCGCCGCCGAACCCGCCCTCTATTTCGAGCGCGTGGATGAAGAGCCATTCCTGCCACGGGTGCAGCCTCAGCTTGAGCACGTGCTCGGCGAAGTCGATGACCTCGTAGCCGAGCGTCGTCTCGGGCGTCAGCTCGCGGAGGGATTGCGTGTAGATGCGCGGCTCGGTCTTCCCGCGCCGCATCAGACGGCCCTCATGCGCGCCCTGGAGCGCGCGCGGAACTCGTCGAGCCTGTTGGGCCGCTCGTCGGTGCCCTCGACTTGGACGGGGTGCCCGAGCATGCCCTCGAGCTGCGAGAGCGCCATGACGTATCGGGACGCCATAGCGTTGTATGCTTTGAACACGGGGTTCTCGCGGTAGCCCTTCTGGCCGCCGCCGTTGTCGTAGCGCACGATGAGCGGGGTCTTGCCCATGTCGTCGCGCGTCTCCTTCAGCTTGCGCGCCATGAA